AGAAACTTCTTCATCACTGATTACTGCATCAGAGAGAACTTGCAAGAGATCGGTATAACGCTGCGCAGCCTCATTGAGTTTCATCTGCGCTTCCATATTGGCAATCAGCGCATTGACTCTTGCTGCTTCTTCTAAGTTGGCTTGCTTTAGAAGGTTGAGTCGAGCAGCCTCAAGTTGAATTGGGTCTTTCTCGGCGGTTGGCTTCACACCTAACTTGCGCAAAGCTGCGAGCGCTCTTTCAGTTGCAAGTTGCTCTTTTGTCTTTTTATTCAAACCAGCAGTTGTGACAGTCAAAGCCTTGTTTTTGATATTGGCGGTGGCAGTTGCCTGAGATAATCTGTTCAAATCTGCTAGATGACCTGTCACAACTTGCGAGTTCTTTTGAATTGCCTCGGTGTTATCGTCAAGGCTATTGGTCATCTTGTTGAGAACAAGAAGAGTTCCGCCAACTGCTGCGGTAAAAGCAGTTATGCCTGCGGCTGCTGCAAAGGCCGAAGTTCCACCTGTGGCAAAGGCTGTTGCTGTGCCTGCGGCGGTGCCTGCGACTGCCTGCTTCTTAAATACGCCTGTCAAAAGTTTCAGGGCTGCAATGATTGCGCCAATACCTGCAGCGACTTTAGTGCCAACAAAGGTGCCAACGATAAGAGCTGTGAAAATCTTGAATGTTGTTAGGTTGTCAGAGATGGTCTTGAACATTGAGCCAAGACCCTTAGTCGCTTTGATTAGAAATTCTATGATGTCGCCAAGTGCGCCTGCGAGTTCATCTTTGTTTTGTGCAATGAATTTCTCAAAAGCAGGGATGACTTGTGTTTGAAATACGACTACCAAATCCTCTAAGACAGGAAGAAAGGCGAAGCCTAAAGTTTCAAGTGCTTCGCTGAAGGCAATTTGAATGCCCTGCATCCGACCTTCAAAAGTTTGAGCGCGTGTTGATGCTGCTCCTGCGAAGGTCTTTCCTAATTCATCAAGGGCAGCATTTAGGTCTTTGCTCTTTTTGATGTCTTCCGATAATGGCACACCAAGTTTTGTAAGAGCGCCAATGTTTCCACCCACTGCTTTGGCTAACGCTAAGGAAACGCTCTGCAAATCCTTTTGAGCGCCTGCCGAAATATCAAGGGCAAGTGATTGGAGTGCTTGTGCCTCAGTGATGTCTTGAGTGGCATTAAGTAGGGTCGTTAGCGATGGGCGAAGTTCGTCATCGGTGACAGAAACAAGTCTTTGTTGCGTGGCTATGTAATCTTCGACCCCTGCAATAGCAGAATCGGTTGCGCCTGTGGTGTTGCGAAGGGCATTGGCGAGCAATGCCTGTGACTTCTGATCTGCGATAGCGGCTTCAACGCCGTCTTTGCCTAGCTTTACTGCCAGCGCCCCTGCCGCGAGGGCGGCAACGCCAAATGCCTTGGCAATCTTCTTGCCAGCATCTTTGAAATTTTGTTCAAGTTTGTTGAGGTCTTTTACTGCCTGCTTTGAACCTTTGTCGTTATAGACAGTGACAATGCGTTCAATAATTGCCATTGCCTAACCTTCTCTCTGATTCAAATTTGCATCCATTCGTGCCTGCGCTTTGCTTTCAGCATCTTTAATTGCTTCAAAGATAGCACGCTGAGCATTCTTCTTGTTGTCATCAACCGCTCTGATAAGAGCGCGACCTTTATCTTGACCCAAGCCTTTAGATGTCGGCAAAACTCCATAATACTTTTCAACTGCTTGGATAAAGTCTTGAGAGGCAGTTGGATTTGTGGATCGTGAAGCGCGGGTTCTTGCGCGACTTGCTTTGCTTCCGCGACCGGCAGTTTCAAAGATAGCACCTGCGGCATCGCGCTGAATAACGCCATACGAATTGCGAAAGCCTGTGGCGCTGGATTTAGAACTTGGTGATGTTGATTTGATTCCTGCTTTAGCTTTGGCAGCATCGAAGCGCACAAAACTTCCTCGGCCTTGACCCTGTTGTAATGGGCCAATTAAGCCTGCATTTTTGTTCTCACGCGCCCATCCTGAAGGATGAATGTCAAAAGGTATATGTTCGCGGGCTTGTGTGACAACCTTGCTCAAGACACCTTTGACTTCTTTATCTAATTGTTTCTTGAGGTCAGGCGCGAAACGCTCAAGGGCTGTAATTGTTCGATTAACTCCTTGAATTGAGATTCGATAATTTGGTGAATCCATTATTTGTTTCGCGCCTTTGCTCGTTCTTTCACATAAACGAAAATTGCTTCCAACACTCCGTCAGGGGCATCAAGTAATGCCACCGGCGAAATTCCAGACTCCACAGAGAGAGCTGCTATTTGATAGGTCAGGCTATCTCTGTGGATTCGGAAGAAGGGTCTGTCACCAAGGTCACTTCTTCAAGAGTGTCTAAGAAGTCAGGGCCAAAAGGTTTAACAACGCGACCATTGTGCTTCATCGCTGACCAAGCCAGGAAGTAGATATGCTCTAATTTCTGCTCTTCGGCAATAAGTTTTGCTAAGCCCTTTTGATACTTCTGCTCAAACTCCACAATCACTCTTGGTCGAAGCGAATAAGTCGCATCGGTTCCATCGGTAGTGCGAACACGGATTTTTAAGCCATCCATTTGTTTCCCCCTAATTGATTTAAGATGTTGATTTTGTGATTGCGCCCGAAATAGGCCAAGTCACACTCGCAGTTGCTAATTCTCCAACAGCACCATTAAGAGGTGTCCATTCAGAGATTAGAACTGAGAAGTTGTATTTTGGATTTGTTGCGCTAACTGTTGTGTTGACAGGTCTGACCTCACAAGCGACTGCGGTTCCAAGCAACGGATAAATCGTTGATTCAACCGAGCCTGAAGCGTAGTCCTGGTGGAACTCGAAACTTACAGAGTTATCTGCAAGTCCGGCCACTCTCTTTTTTGCCGTGTCACCAAACGCCGTTGTTTCAACGATGTCAAAGGTGGTGTTCAGTGACACGCTCGCAATATGATCCGACAAGTCGGTGGATGCGAAAGTCACATAGGCATTAGTGAGAACAAGTCGTGCCATATTATGCAGTTGTCTTTACGATTGCGCCGCTAACTGGCCAAGTGACAGATGCAGTTGCAAGTTCTCCAACTGCTCCGTTAAGTGGTGTCCACTCTGAAACAAGTGCGCTTGCTGTATAGAGAGGATTGCTTGCGCTTGTTGCGGTATTTACAGGCTTGACAGTGACAGTGGTCACTGTTCCGAGTAGTGGATAAATTGTTGCTTCAACTTCTCCTGAAGCATAGTCTTGGTGAAATTCAAGACTGATTGAATTGTCTGCAAGACCGCCGATGCGTGTGCGAGCTGCGGTGCTTGAAAATGCTGTTGTTTCAACTACATCGATGGATGAGTTAAGTGTCACTGATGCCACATAATCAGACAAATCAACTGCGTTGACTGTGACTAGGGCATTTGTAAGAACGATGCGTGCCATTAGTTTTTGGCTCCTTCTGATAGTGCTGGTTTGATGGTTGGTTGACTTGCTTGACTTGCTTGAATGTGGCCGCTTGCAATGAGAGCATCAATGTTTGCGCCTGCATTTTCTAGCTCTTTCAAGGTAAGAATCTCACCTTGTTTTTTTCCACAGACCTCGCGGCCTGAGATGACCTTGTAAGCCATTAGGTTCTCCTATCCCCAAATCGTGAGTCTGTATCGGTATGAGAGAAATGTGACTCCTTGTGAGTCATAGGTGCCTGCTTCGGCTCCTGTGACACGCAGAGTGTTCACTGCTCCCGACAAAGTGCGATCACTTTCTAGCGCGGTCTTGATAGAGCCAGTGCCACTTCCTGCAAGGAAGGCATCCAACTTGTCTTGTCCTGAGCGTTCTGAAAAGCGTTGCACAATCACAAGAACATCGACTTGCGCTTGGTCTAAGCCACGAGCGTTGTCGATGTCGAATGTGAAATCTAGTTGGCCTACAACTGCGGCAGGCGGTGTCACTGTGTCAGGGATTAAGTCATAGACTCTGAGTCCTGAAATAGTTTGAAGATTAGTTTTAAGACCATCACGAACTTGGCTTGGATTCATACTGCCAAACCATTGTTTCTTTTAATTGGTCGAAGTAGAGCCTCGACATCAGGGTCAAGACGGGATGAAAGTCTTACAGTGCCAAGTTCAGGAGTTCCTGCGATTCCAAATGGCGACTGCTTACGAATGAAAAGCCGAGAGCTTTGAATTAAACAAGCCTGATTAACTTCTGAAGGAACCGCAGACCAACCCCAAACGCCTGTCACTCGACAGGATTGAGGCAGATAGTAAGGCCAAACATAACGACCTGTTGCCAAGATTCTTGTGTAAGGCCAACCGCGCCGAGGGTTATTGATAGGCTCAACCATAAAGTCAGAAGTCGCCCAAACAGTTGACCAAGTTTGATTAAAGTTGTCATCGGTTGCGATTTGGGATATTGACACGAAATCATCTACTGCAAGGCTCCAAGGATCAAGGGCTGTGTAATATCTAACAACAGGTGTTCCGACAGTTCCATTTGCATAGAAGAAGCGACCTGTAAAGTCATCAATCATTCTGCTTGTGGCAGTTATTGAAAGTTCAAGCAAAGCATCATCGCTTGTGTCAGTTATTGTCAGCGATGACTTTAGTTCCGCGAGAGTCGCGTAGCCGTTGGTGATTGCCACTAGATTTCCTCTTCTTTGGTGTTGTTTGAATTGCTCGTTCTAACTTAGGCAGAGCTAGTGCCGTTTCTTTGCGCTTTAATCTCGCCATAATTCGTGGTGTTCTTCCTTGAGCCAATAAGACTTGGAGTGTGGCAAAATCGCTCCGGTGTTCACATAGATTGGAAAACCTAGCGATTTGATTCGGCGGCAGAAGAGCAAGTCTTCGCCAATCCATTCGCCCTTAACAGGGCCATCCCAAAACCAACACCAATCCTTGCCTTGATTTGGGTCTGCTGCTTCGCGCATTGCTTCAAGAACGCTCCTGTGAACCATCAAGCAACCTGTGCCTGCGGCATCGATTTCAAAAACTGCGTTCTTGTCGTATTTGTAAAGCGGTAAAAATCCATCAGGTGAATCTTGAAATATCGCTGGCACCGGTTTCGGATAAGGCTTGCCTACCACGCCGAAGCCTGCGAAAACTAGACCTGCAACAACAGGTCGTTCTTTATCGTGTGCAGTTTCGCACAACTTGTCAAAAGTTAAGACATCAAGCTGCTCATCTGAGTCAATCATCAGAAGCCAATCTGAATCAGTTGAGTCTAAGAAATGCTTGACAACGCGATTTCTTTGTTTAGAAAGTAAGCCTGATCCTTTGATTCGAACAAAGGGGCCAAGTTTATTTGCGCGTGCTGATGCTAATTGAATGAGATGGAAGGCGAATCCGCCATTGACCATTCCAGGGTCGCAAGACCCGATTGAAACTTTGTGACCTGTTTTCATTGATTCCCCCGAATCGTTTAGAAGTGTAAGAGCGCCCAAGTCGGGGGGCCTTGAACGCTCTTACACAATTTAGTTTTCTTCTAGTGACTAGAAGGTTGGTGCTGCCAAGCCTGTTCCCGAAATAATCGAGTTCGCTAGTGGATAACGACCTGCGGTGAACGCGGCATATCCATAAACAACAGTCTTGATTGTTAGGTTTCCTGCACCAGTCGCATCGTAGCGAAGGGTGAATGGTGAACCTGATTGTTCCCACAGATGGCACTCAGGAGCAGTCACAACATAGATTTCATCTTGGTTTGTGGTTGTTCCATAAGTTGTTCCAATGTTTGCATCTGTGATGATAGGTAGGCCCATCATCTGATAGCCAGAGTTGCCATAAGCAACTGAACCTGAGCCTGAAGAAACTGCATTCATTGGGCCGCTTGCGGCTGGAACCACAAGTGGGCGGTTTGTTGTGTCAACCGCAGCAAGTAGGAATGCTAGGCGGCGAGGGTGCATTACGAAGTGAGTTGGATTCACAAATGCATTGGTCTGAATCTGTTGGATCGCATCAGCGAGCTTTGGATATAGCAATGCAACTGTTGGAGCAGTTGATGTGAAGGTGACTGCGTTTCCACCGGCGGAGCGAAGTCCAACGATGGTTCCTGCGGTTCCTGCACCATTTAGAATCTGTGAATCTAGTGTGGTGTGCCAAGAACGGATAAGGTCTTGAGCAACGAATTGGTCAATTCCTGTTCCGCGCTCAATCGCCTGGCGCGATAGGTCTTGCTGGCCGGCAATTGTGCGGACATTGATTGTCAATAGTGTGTCATCGACATCGGTTTCGCTAACTGCATCGTTCTGTGTGACCTGAACAGCAGTGCTTGATCCTGTGGTCATTCTTGAGATATTCAAGGTCATTCCAGCAGGTGGAAGTGTGTGCTTGAATGTGGAGAAGTCTGCGAACGGGCGACCTGCGCGAGCAAGTGGCGCTGCAAACTCTGTGAGGTATTGAGGAATTACTAGACCCTCAAACTGTGCAGTTCCGACATCGCGGCGCTCGATTTCCTCTTCGCGCTGATGGCGTGCAAGTCTTTCCTGAGCTGAATAGTCAGACTTGAACTGAGCGTTGTAAGCATCCTTGAAGAAGGATGAATCAGACTCAGGTGAATAAGTGCGTGATTCTTTTGTGACTTTGAAACCGCCGACCTTTGGGGTTGCGATTTCTGCTACTGCGGAACGAGCTTCTGCGGCCTTTGCATCGGCTGCTGCTTGTGCAGTGAGCTTTTCAATTTTCTCATCGAGAGAACGGGATTCAGCAACTAGAGCATCAACCTTAGCGGTTTCCTCTGCGGTGAGATCAGTGCGGTTCTCTGAAGCTACTGCCTCAAGAACTGCATCCATCTCTGCCTTCACTGCATCACGGCGCTCGACTACTTTGTCAAGATATGACATTGAGTTTTGCTCCTTATGATTAGGTTTCGAGGTGGTGGCCAAGATGCTCGCGGCGCTTAACGGGGTGCGAGGTTGGCTCCGACTTCAATCTGCTCTGTTGAGCAGAAATTTATTTTGTTGAGTTGATTATTGCTTGAGCAAGGCGCAGAGAAATCTTGCGACCTGCTTCTTCGCTTGGTTCAGGTAGTGGGTCGATTGCACGAAGTTCTGAGGCTTTGTGACCTACTAGAGTTTCAGTTGCAACATAGCCATCACGCAGTTCACGATAAACCCGAATCAATACGGCAGGGTCGCCTTCTTCTGCGGTGATTGTGAAATCTGAGTCAGGAACATTTATGCTTCCTTCTCTTGCTACACGAACAATTCTTCCACGAGCAGTTCCGCCTGATGAATCCCATTCGACAAAATCACCGACAACATCAACTGCGCGAGAACTATCTTCATTCTCATCGTCATCAACTTCATCTTCATCATACACGCGATCATTCATCAAAGTTTCAAAGACTCCAAGAGCCTTCATAATGTATTCGTGACCTTCGCTCATATCATCAAAGACTGTCTGCAAGACCATCATTGTTGCATCGTCAATCTGACGGCCTTCTTTAAGCGCCTTCATTGCTTGCTTGATATGTTCACGGGCTTCAACTGTTGTTGTTGGATAAGCAGGATAAGTGACAACAGAAACATCACCATCTGCCAAAGATACTTCGGTTAATACTCGCCGACTTCTATCATCGTTCCACTTTTGACGGATGACTCGGAAAGCGAAGGACATTTGGTCAACATCGCCACGCTTGACGAGTTCGTAAATATCACGACCTTCTTGAGTGTCTGCAAGGTCTGCTTCAAAGCGCAATCCTCGGTCATCCTCTTCTAATTTCAATGTTCCATTCTTGGTGCGAGCTACTGGCAGGCCTTCGTGATTGATTAACATTCTCACATCAGGTGTTTCGCTCAAGGTCTTTCTAAAAGCGCCAGGAGCGATGCTCTCTTTGAAAGGTAGCGGAACACTCGCATCATTAAAGACTGCCGCATAACCAGCGAGGCGCATTCCATCGCCATCGGCTCTCGCTTCTACATCGCGCACGCTATATGTGCGCCGTTCAATTTTCTTTGCCATTTTGCTCCTTGAATCGGCTTCGGCATCTAGGGCATCAATCTTGCGTTGCGCCCAATTTTGCGCTCTATCACTGAAGTTGGAATCTCCGCCCCAAATCAACCAAGCCACTAGACCTGCGCCTGGATATTGAGGATCGGATGAGTCTTTGTTCTTTGGCGCTTGGCCGTCAACTTTATGACGAGCAAACCAAGGTGCCATCTTGCGAACTTTATTTTCTGTTATTCGACCTGCTGCCATTTCTCGCGCTTCGCGCTTTGCAGTGTCGGTCAGACCATCTCCCCCAAAACCTTCTCGAACTAACTTCAAACCGCGCTCTGCGTTTGCGCGAATGAATGCGGGAACTGTTAAATCTACTTGACGATTTTCTGAATCTGCTTTCCATTTGTTGCAGTAGTAAGCGCCATCAACAAAATCTTCCCAAAGTTCGCACCAAGCCTTATTGCCTGCATCATTCTGCTTGGCTTCGTTGTAGAAGTAGCAGTTGCCACAGGCTCTACCTTCTGGCACATCTTCTGAGAGTGCTGGTCTGTA